AAAGCCTGAACCGGATCGGCAATGATGGTTCCGACCTCCGTCAGAAGCCCCAGCCAGATCCGCCCCGGCAAGCCCTGACGCGCCTCCTCAATGGCCATTTGAACAAGGTCCCGTGGCACGCCAGAAAGCGACACGGTCGTGCCCCCGGCCACAACCTCGCCGGTCTCATCGATGCCCCCGAGCCCAAGGAGCGAGCCTGCGCCAGACCAAGTTTGTCCGTTCCAAGTGACAGACCCAAGGCCCGACCATATCCGAACCCAGCCGGTGGCGAACTGACCTTCAAAGAAGATGACCACCCGCAGCGACTGATCGGCCAGCGCAGTGGCGAAGGCAGGTGTGATGTCACGTGACATAGGAGTGCGCTTTCACTTCGCTTTCGTCAGAGCGCTTCGCGCGCGGAGAGGGTGAAGCGGTGCTGATCCGCTCGACCAATCACCGTGGGCACTGGTGCGGTCAGCCTCAAGAGCACCGACGGGGCGCTGAGACCAAGCAGCGCGCCGGCCGGGACCGAGGCTCTGAGCGGCGGCACAAAACTGATCACCGCCTCGCTGCCAAGGGGCACGATATCCGCGGTTACTTGGTAAAGCCGGGTGGCCGCATCAGATCCGAGTTGGAAGAAGTCGCCAGCCCTGAGCCCAAGCCCCCATCCGGCGGTTTTCAGGGTGGAGGCGCCGGCAACTTGCGCCTCGGTGACGTAGGGATTGCCCACCGCCAAAGGCACCTCGATCGAAGGATCAGGGAACAGGAACCGGCCCCGCAATCCACCAAGGGCGGTGAAGAAAGCCGAAAGCCGACGGGCCTTGGCCCCTTGGGTCACAGCCATCTCGATCTGGTACTCCCACCATGACGCACCCCAGTCCTGAATCTGGGAGGTACCCGTAAAGGGCGAGCGCGCCTCGGCCACAGAGGTGACCAGCCGGCGCTCGAGCGAGGCGACGAGCGTCAGGGGCAGGACAGGAATGGCCATCTCAGATCACCTGACCCCGGCGCCGGCCATCGGCCACGCTTTCCTTCGCGATGCGGGCGATTTCTGGGATGGCAGCGCGTAGCCGCGCATCGATCTGCTCGGCCACGCCCATCTGCGCCCCGCGTGCGTCGATATTCACGGTCACGCCGGTGCCAGCGCTGGCACCTCGTCCATACCCAGCCGCCTCACGCCGATTGAGCACGCGTTCTCCGCGCTGCAGGATCGAAGGAACCTCGTCTGGCTTGAGACCCGCCCAGCCGCCGGAATGCAGCCGGGGGGCATCTGCAAATGAGGTGACTGGAACCGCCCGTATCGGTGCGCCCGCACCCACCATGCCTCCCGTATGCCAGATGCTCGCGTTCACCATAGGGTTTGCGGCAGCTGCAGCCCCGCCCCCGAAGATCCCACCGCCAAAGACGCCCGAAAGCGCCGAGGCCAACGGGCCCAAGACCGCGTTCTTGAAGGCAAGCGTCGCAAGGTCCGCCAAGATCGAGGAGACCAGCGATTTGAAGTCGAACTTGCCGGTGGTCACAAACTGCCGGAAGGCGCTTTCCGCCGACGAGAAGGCGGAGGTCAGCGTCTCACCGACACCCTTGCCCCAATCCATCGCGCCTTTGGCATAGTCAGCCAGAGACTTCGTGACCTGGGCCCATCCCGTTGCGGCCTCTTCCGCGGCCTTCTTGGCCGCTCCACCTGCTCCACCAGCTGATCGGCCAGCGTCTTCAAACCCGTCGGAGAGCGCACCAGCCGCCGCGGCCGCGCCGTTCAGCGCGCCTTCGCCTTCCGTGCCCGCGCCGGTGATTGCTGCCTTCAGCGCGTCCCACGCGGTCATCGGGCGCGCGGCGGCCTCCGAGAGGATCCCTGCCGCCTCGGAATATCCCGCCGCGCGGCCCCGTGCCGCCTCGGCCATGCCCTCGAAGATATCAGGCGCCTCGATGTAGGTCGTGCCCATCGCGGCGCGAAAGGCATCAGCCGCCGCCGTGCCTGCAGCCGAGGCTGCTCCCTCAAACGGGTTGGCAATCCCGCTGAGATCCACCGCCTCCAAGGTGCCGATCCTCAGGCCAGCTTCACCGGTCGCCCAGTCAGGCAGTAGGGCGAGGGCCGCGTTCAGCCCTTCGATGAAGCTGTTGATGCGCGTGACCACCGCGTTCAGCATCGACTCGACGCCACCGATGAGCCCATTCGCCGCCTGATAGGCAAAATCCCCGATCGCCTGCGGCAGCGCACCCCAGATAGCCTTTACCCCATCAAAGGCGCCTTGGAAGGTCCCAACCGCAGAATTGCCCCAGCCTACCACAGCCGACAGCGCCGATTGCAGCCCACCGTAAATGCCCGCCTGTGCGCCCGCCCAGCCTGCTTCAACCCGCGACCAGGCGGCCGTGGCCGCCAGCGCAAGGCGGTCCCACGCCTCTGCCGCGGCATCTCGCAAGAGGCCGAAGGCCGTGCCAGCCCCGCCGACTTTGGCGACCAGTTGGGTGAACTGGTAAACAAGTTCGCCCGCGCCCACGATCAGCGCGCCGATCCCGGTGCGGATCAAAGCGCCGCGCAACACCACCAGCCCGGTTGCCAGACCCTTTACCGACAACGCGGCCGCCGCCAGCCCCGCGACCCAGCGCCCGGCCATGACCGCCGCAAAGGTTACGGCATAGGTTGTCAGCCGGCCGAGATTGTCAAAGACCGCCGTCACCGCCTGGCCCAGAACGCCCGTGCCACGGGCCGCATCCCCAAGCGCATTGGCAATGGTTTCCAGCGCAGGGGCGACCGCTGCCGTGAGGCGATTGGTCAGACCGAGCCCGATCAGGCTGAGCTTGGCAATCGAATCACCCGTCCTTTCGATCTGCACGGCATCGGTCGCGCTCACCGCCACCCCGAAGTCGCGCACGTCCTTGGCTGCCTCTCGCAACGTGGCCGGATTAATCCGCAAGAAGGCGAGCGCTGCCTTGTCGCCAAAGAGGTCCGAGGCCACGGCCGCACGTTCCGCCTCGGGGACAAGCCGAGCCAAGGCGTCTTGGATCGTGGCGATCCGTTCATCCAAGGGCAAAGCCTGGAGATCCTGCGCCGAGAGATTCAGACGCTCCAACGCCCCAACAGCAGATCCTGACCCAGAGGCGGCCTCAGACAGCCGGGTGGTCAGCTTCTTCGTCGCCTGTTCGATCTCGCCCAGTGAGACCCCCGCCAATTCGCCCGCCAGGGTGAGGACCTGCAGGCTTTCCACCGATGTCTTGAGCGAAGCCGCCATGTCAGCCTGCGCGCCGATCGTGTCGAGGCCCGAACGGATCATCGCCACCCCAGCCGCCGCTGCAGCGGCTGTCATCGCGGCAAGCGCAATCCCGGCCTTCGTTGCAAAACCCGCAAGCCGCGTGTTCGCCCGCTCCATCTCGAGAGACAGCCGACCGAAGCCCTTGGTGCCGGCCTCGCCGATGCCTTCAAGCTCGGCGCGGACCTGTCGCCCGCCGACTGCGGCAAGCCTCACAGAGATGCGTTTTTCGGCCATTGCGAGGACAGGTCCTGTTGATGAAGGTCAGTCGTAGTTTGCGGCGATCTGCGCATTGACGCAGCGCACCATCACCGCCTCAATGGCGGGCAAGAGTTCAGCAATCGCCGGGGCCGGAACACCGAGGGCTGCACCCAGCACAAAGGCCGCGCCCATGTCCCAGCCGATCACTGCGCCGGGGACGATGCGCAGCTGACCGCCAAGGCGGCCGACCAGGTCCCAGACCAGCCAGCCTTCGAATGTTTGCGGTGCGTTTATCCTTGTGGGGCAGTCAGGGCAGACGGATCCACAGGCTGCGCAGTAGCCGTCGCCCCCGCCGAACTCCCACTCGGCACGGGCGATGATGCGTTTTTTTCCGCGTCCAGCAGCAGGCCCTTCGCGACATAGACCGTCTGGAACGCCTCGAAGATCGGCCAAATGTCGAGCAGCGCGTCGATCGCCTCGGGGCTGACCGCCAAGGGCTCGCCCTCGGCGTCCCCGATCCCCTCCCAATCAAGGATGGCAGCGCGCGCCAGTGCCTTGGCCATCGCCAGTGCCGCCTCCTCCGTCCTCGCCTCTTTCGGCAGATCGGCAATCGCGGGGTCGGCACGTGCGGCCACCATCAGCGCCGTGGTGAGCGGGCGGAGCTTTACGCGCACGCCGGGGACGAGGTCACACCAAAAGGGTGTGTTGGTCAGATCGAGGGTCAGCATGGGTAGGTCTCTCAGTAGGAGGCGACAGTGTTGACGAGGACGGCGGTACAGAGGCGTGCAGGACTTGCGGCCTTGGCCGCCTGCCACTCGAAGGTTGCCTGAATGCCCTGCGGCCCGGGGATTTCGATCCGGGGGCGCGGCAGGTAGACAGCATGGGCCGTGAAGGTGAAGCTCGCACTTGCCCCAAGGCTATAGGCGAAGACCAACTCACAAGGCGTGCCATCTAGGGCTTGGGTGATCAGGGCCGTGTCGGCAAAGCGAACCTCCATCCGTCCGGTCAGGGACGCCATGCCGGGATCAGCACCCTCGATCTTGCCGTCCGCGCGGATGGTCTCGATCCGATCAAGACCGTTGGAATAGCTGACCTCCGCCGAGATGACATTGCCGAGCGGTGTGCCATTGCGGGTAATGGATCCGTTGAAGTGGCCAAAGCGCTGTTGCGACAGGGCAGTGGTCGTGCCAGCGGCTGTGGCAGCGGCGGCGCTCTCCCCTTGCGCCACCAGCCGCGCGGTTGCGGTCAGAAGACCTGACCGTGACATCTGCCAGCTCAGCTGATCGCAAACGCAGCCCGTGTACATCGCATAGCGCGGCACTTCGGGCATGCCTGTCTCGATGGCCATGCTCGGCAGCGACCAGTTGCCCGACTGGAACGTGTGGGTCTTCGGTGTCGTGCCAGTGGTCGTGGGACCTCCGAATGCCGCCTTCAACCAGAGGCCAAAGTTCTCAACATCAATCGGCACCACGACATCACCATCCGCCGTGATCGCATCCTTAATCGGGGCCAGCGGGTCGCGCCCCTGGCCCAAGAGCTCCGAGGCAATCAAGGGCTGCTCGGATCCGAGCGTTGTGCTGGCAAAGGGCACCGTGCGGAACCCTGTGGCGGGCGCAGTGCCATAGACTGTCTCGAACGCCAGCGCCATTTGCGCCCGCGCCCCATGGGCTCGTGCCATTGTATTCTCCTATCGTGGTTGAACGTCATGCCAGCGGGTTGGCAGTTGAATAGTGCAGCGTGATCAGAATGATCCCCGCCTTCAAAGACGCAGCCCCTTCAATGGCGAGATCGACAGGCTCAGGAGCATCGGGTTCCGCCCAGTCGCAAAGTCCGCGCAAGGTGCGGTCGGCAGCCAGCACGGCGCCGATCTGCGCTGCCAGCGCATCGAACAGCCCATCGCGCGCCGATGTACTTTGCACGATCATCTCAAGTTCTGCCCGGTGCTGGTAGTGATACATGAGCGGCGACAGCGTCACACTCGGCTCGCCTGGGTTGCCATCGCGCAAGATCATCAGCCCTGCGGGTGGGATGCGTTCGGGCAAAACCTCGCCGCGCAGAACCGGCACATGCGGGATCGTGCGCAGGAGATCCGCCAAGGCGGTGAGGATGGTTTCGCGTTGGGTGGGCATCGGGTTGTTCTCTGACAAGAAATCGATCACAGAGGCGCTCGGCTGGGCCTGTAGCTCAATGGTTAGAGCAGGGCGCTCATAACGCCTTGGCTGGGGGTTCAAGTCCCTCCGGGCCTACCAATCTACCTCTCGTAAATTGACCAAGGCATCAGATGGAGCGGGTTACGACCCAAGCTTTCCAGACACCCAGTTCGCCACAATCGCGCTAGGAATACGCCCCACCGCCGCCTGTGCTGCCTTTGCCAAGTCCAGCCGCTTGGTGAGCTTTACCTGCCGGACCAAAAGAAAGATCGGCACGCTAGCAAGGCCCCGCCCGGATTTTGCGCGTGATGCCACGCCAAGGCCGCGACTGTTTAACCGTCCCTCGGCCACAAGGAGGCTGGGACCCCGCGCCCGGTAGATGAACCGCAGCGGAGCACCGCGTCGGCGCTCCCACTCCACGGGCGTGATCCGACCGCCACGGGCGGATTTGCCGGCCGCAGCGGTCGGGATGGCGAGCCAGAGACCACTTTTCGATCGAATGAGCGGGCCGGTGTCATGCGCGCCGACAATCACAGGCGCGTTTGACCAGACAAGGGCGGCCGCATTCAGACTGGGTCGGCCCTTTGGATAGTCTTCGGAGCGGATGGTCCGAGCCAGCCGTGCGCCGAGGCCAGCACCCGTGATCTGCCCGCGCCAATCGGTTTTGAGGCTGAGGGCCGCACCGCGCACCGCGCCTGAGACGGCTTTTTCCCCAGCGAGAATTTCGGCCCGCATATCGGCCGCGATACTGCCGGAGATCTCAAGGCGAAGTTTCACGCGGGTGCCGCCACAATGGTCCAGATCAGGCGGTCCCGATCTCGGATTGGTTCGCCTTGGATCAGGAAGGTCTCATCCCCGATGAGTACTTGCTCGTCTGGGCGGGGCGCGGGGAGTTCCGAGACGCGCACATCAAAGCGCATAGTCTCTGACACCAGGCGCGCGGCCCCGAATGTGGTCACATCATCATTACGACGCATGATGATTCGAATAAGCGTGAACTGCCCTTCGCTGTCGCGATGCCAGGCCTCATGGGCAAGGTTCGGATCAGCGAAGAGCAGATCGATGGCCACGGCAAAGGCCGTCATGGCTCAGCGTCCTCAGTTCGAGCTGAAGATCCGGATGGCCAGCCGCGGGCGCTTATTCACCGGCAGAATCGAGGCCTCGGTCATGAGATCGATCCAGCGGCCCTTGGCGTCCATCATCTGCCGCGCATAAAGCGGCAGGCCGACGCTATTGGCGGTCTCGAGAAGGTTTGCCGGCCCGCCATAGGTGGTGAAGGTGTCAAACGTGCCAAGCGGGAATGCGATGCCTTCGCCCGCGGGGATCAGGCGTTCCGAGGTGCCATTTGAGAGGGTGACCGAGCCGTTGTATTCCTCGAAGAGGATGCCTGCGAAGGGAAAGGCCCGGCGCATATCCTCGCGCAAAGGCTGGCCACCGGTGGCTGAGAAGAACTTATAGGCTTCTTCGGTTTTCGGGTGGCTGATCAGCTTGTCGAAGAATTCGGAGCTGACCAATGCGTGCGCCGTGGTCATCGTCTCGCCGAGAAGGCTGTCCTCGATCCCGCGCAAGGTCGTCCGAACCTTGCCCTGCACATTCGTTCCGGCCGTGCCGAAGACGTAGTCGACCGAGATCTGCTCGATGCCGAATTCGGTGAAGTAGTTGTAGAGCGTCGTGCCAGCGCCGTCTTTCACGATACCGCGCAGCGCATTCATCTCCATATATTCGCGGGTCTGGGCATGCTTGCGGCGCATCAGCGTCAGCTTGCGGTTCATCACCTCCACGAGTGGATCGGCCGCGTCCGACAGGCCCAGCGCGGGCATGCCTTGGATGTCGGCCGGCAGGATCACATCATCATGCGGGATCCAAGGGAGAGCGAAGCTGCGCATCGAGCGGGCTTCGCGATTGCCCACCGTAGCGGGCGCGCCGAGCGGCACCGAGGGTAGGAGGCTCAAGACACCCTGACGCTGTTCGATCACGATCGAGCGCTGGGTGACCCCTTCAAAGCGGAAAAGGCCGATCTGGCCGAGACGGGTGTAGAGGTTGGGCAGGATGTTGATGGCCTGCGTCATATCTGCGAGCGAATAGCCGCCCGCGTCAAACGGGTTGCGGGTGATGGTCATGTGAGAACTCCGGGCAAAGAGGGGCAGGGGCGAGATGCGTGCTGTGTCTGGGGCGAGATCAGGCGGTATCGCGGGGGATAATGCCGAGCGCGGTCAGTTGAGCGTGCTTGGAAGCTCTCTTCGTGGCATCATCAACACTGGCGTCAAACACCAGCGCAGCCTTCGAGACGATGGCGGGGCCACGCAGGATCACCACTGCGTTTGCATCTGCGCTGGTGGCATCAACGTCATCAAGGAGCATGCCGGCCGCGTTCTGCGCACCATCGGTGCCGGCGGC